TCCGCAACGTGGCATGGTTCCGTCGAAACTTCCCCGGACCCGGCAGTTCCGTACAGCCGGATGTTTCTCTCAGCCGATACGGTCGTACGCCGAACCGCGCCGGCGCCTCCAGTGGCCTTCAGTTCGATGCCCTGAGCCCACAGATGCAACGGTGGGTGGGACAGCCCCGAGAGTTCGGAGAAAGCGCGATCGCGCAAGCCTGGTACCGGGAATTCTGCATCCGGGACTACAGCGTCAATACCTCTTCGAACGTGATCAAGATGGGCACGCCCGGCACCAACTGGTACTACGAAGTCCGGCCAGGGTATCCGCTCTATCCTCGAGGTCGGCTGATCATCACCGGCGGCAACGAACTCCACGTCATGTACGACGGGCCCAACTACTTTTGGCATGGGAAGTTCCCGTTCGTCCCGATCCGGCTGAAACCGGTACCGTGGCAGTTCCATGGCATCTCTGAACTTCGGAGTAAGATCCCGCTGCAGGATATCGTGAATTCAATCTTGGCCGGCACGTTGGACATGATCAAGAAATCGATCAATCCTCCGCTGCTCTTCCCAGACAACGCCTTCTCCGATGCCATCAAGAACGCGCTGGATCCGAACATGCCGAATGCCAAGATTGCCTACAATCCCATGGCAATCGCGCCGCCGATGTGGCAGACACCGCCCATGTTGCCCAGCTACGTTCAAAACACGCAGATGTACGCCCAGAACGAAATGGACGACGATTCTGGGTTGCTCGATCTTTCCGGTCTCGCGCGAAAGAAAGTCACGCCCGCGGGCGACACGCTCCAGGGATTGAAAGAATCCCAGCAGACCATCATGCGCCTCCGCGGCCGATACGTCGAAATTGCCGTCGGGGACCTTGGCCAGCAGATGGTGCCCAATATGATGCAGTTCTACACGCTGAATCGCCGCATGTGGATGTTCGGACGATCCGGAGTAACCTCCCAGGACGTCTGGGATGCCAATCTCAGCACCATGACTCCCAGCGGTCGTGAACCGATCAAGCACGCCATGGAGTTCAGTTTCGAAATCGTTTCCGGTTCTCTTCTCAATCTCGACAAAAACGACGATCGGCTTCTCGCCATGGCCCTCCGGCGCCAGGGCGATATGGATCGAAAGACCCTGTATTCCGAAATTGACATGGCTTCGCTCTACGACAATGTCGAAAAGAATCTGAAGGACGAACAGGAAGAGCAAATTCAAATGATGCAACAGGCCGCAATGCGCGCAAATCTAGGGTTGGGTGGCGCGCCGGCGCCGGGTGGTTCCGGTCCCGTACATCAGGGTAAGGGATCGGACAACCCGGCGAATCTATTGACGCAGTAGATACGATAGAGGTTGAAGAGTTTTATGGCAAAGTCGAAAAAGAAAAGCGATCCGGGATTAGCGAGTCCGATGCCGTTTCCCTCCGATGAGGAGTATCAGACTCGAGATGACGTCGACCGGCTCATGCGGGCCGACGAAGTCCACAGTGACCCCGATCGACTCAAGCGCGCACATTCCAGAATATCGGGTGTCGCGGAACGACTTTCCAAGAAGAAGCATGGGCGCCCTCATGGTCGCTCCGGCGGACGTTAAAATTTCAAAAGGAGATCAACATGAAAGACTCAGGTAGCTTCCCCGGTCACGATGAAGGCAGCAACGGCCCCGCGCCGAATGCCCCTTCCACCGTGCTTCAGGGTGGTTCCACCTTTGCTCCCCTTCAGGGCGGAGTCAGTGGCGGAACGACCGACAAGAACAGCCTCGGAACGTCCGGTAAAGCCGAAGGCAGCGAATAAGCCTTCATGCCCACGCCTGACATTGGACTTGCCCCGCCGCCTCCACCGGACGTATCCGCACAACTGCGGCCATCCGATGGCGGACCCGGTGGCGGTGGTGCGCCCAACCTGGCGAGCATTCTTGCCGGACTGGCCGGCGGTGGTGGACCGCCCCCGCTCCAGTCCGATCTGACACCGAAGGTTCTCGAAGTCCAGCCGATTCTGGCCCAACTCGCGCGGCAAGTCCCGGCGATGGGTCCAGATGTCGATCGGCTGAACGTCGAACTTCAAAGCCGGATGGGTGGCTTGCCGGCCGCTCTTTCCGGAATGGCAGGACAGGCCGGCCCGATGCCGATGGCTCCCACACCGATGGGACCTGGCCCCGGGGCAATGGGACCGCCTGCTGGTCCAATGGACATGGGCGCTGCTCCACCGATGGGGCAGCCGATGGCCCCGCCCATGCCGCCACCGCCGCCTCCAGGGACGGAAGGTGCCATGGATACGGCGATGCAGCTGGAAGTCAAGCTGCCAGCGCTGGGGAAAGACGATCCCACGTTGATGCCGTATGTTCAGGGATTCATCGCACGGATGCGAGAAGAGGTTCCCAAGGTCGTCGAGGGTGATACCGAGAGTACGAATCCGCCGGTGCAACAGGCGCCGACAGAATCGATGCTTTCGAAGATCCCAGTGACGTTCTAAAAAAAAACGGCGCCGCTCTTGCCGGAGTGACGCCGTATTAACGACGGATCAGGGTGATCCGTAGACTGACAAACGAGAAACCAGCCTACATTGTTTCCACCCTGCCTGTCAATTTCATTTCTGTAACGCATAGCCAGACCCTTAGTGCGTAGCCGGGCAACCGGAAGCGACGGGGACGGAAGCAAGGAGACCACAGTGCCGATTAATCCGAAGATGAAAGCGATCATCGAAGCCGACAAGACCATGACGCCGGAATACAAGGCGAGTCTAATCGCCACGTTTGAAGATGCGCCTGCCGAATTCCAGAATGGCTGGATGGCGCAGTCGGACTACACGCGCCAGGTGAACGAATTTAAGAATCAGCAGACCGATTGGAAGGTGAAGGCGGACAGATTCTACGCCGACAGCACCGCGGCCGTTGAGGCCTACAAGTCCGATGCGCAGAAAGCCCAGGAGGCTGCTGATGCAGCGAAGGCGCGCATTGCTGAACTTGAAGCCGGTGCGGTTGTGCCCAAAGTTCCAGGCGCCGATGACGCCGTGGTCAAAGAACTCGCCGGTCTCAAGACCCTGCTCGGAGGCCTTGAAACCAAGATTGGCACCACCGTCACCAAGGAAGAGTTGAACAACCTCTACCAGGGCGCCGTCGGATTCATCGGTGAACAGATGCTCGACCTGAACGAAATTGCCGCCCAGCACCAGGAGCGCTTCGGAAAGCGCTACACCAAGGCGGAACAGGCCGAACTGGTCACCTTTGCCAACACCAAGGCTGTCGAGCTCAAGCATCCGATCACGCTCACCGAAGCCTACGCCATGAAACACGGCGAGGATCTCAAGAAACAAGAGCGCGCTCAGATCGAAAAAGAAATCGAAGAGAAGTACAAAACCAATCACAGTATTCCTGGGGCAGCCGACGGCGCGGCCGGCGGATCCCCCATCGAACGCGGTCCTGCCCAGATTCGGCTCGAGCAGGAAGCAAACCGCCGTGCGGGTGTCACCGATCCGTCGAAAGCCGGATATGCCGACTGGCGTGAGGCTGCTGCTGCAGGAGCCTCTGAACTGGTCGCGGAAGGCAAGCACTAAGAGTCGAACGTCCCCTGTACCGTTCCGATCTGGCCCCCAACCTTAGCCTGGTGCCCTAGTGGACACGGCAGTGTTCGCCGGTCAAGGCCGTTGAGTTAGCTGTTCTGGAAATGGTTGTCTTGATCGCAGTGTGTACGGCTGAGTCCGTGCGCTAATCATCAACAGTTTCCTTTATGGAGAATACAAACAATGGCTTTAACCTGGGGTGAATAGCTTGCCCCATTGAAAACTTCGCTGTATGCTGGAACACCCTAAAGCTCGCCGGTACCAATGCAGTAAAAATCTGGGAGATAGAACAATGGGCAATCAGCAGGAAATGGACATAGCGTGGTTGGCTGGTATTTTCGACGGAGAAGGTACGATTACGATGACGAAAAACAACGGTACAAAACATCCAGAATGGAATGCTCGGAAATCCGAGATGTCTATTGCGAACTGCGATGAGCGCCTGATCGTCAAGTGCGTGTCCATCCTCGAATCGAACGGCATACGCCCGTATATCACCACTATTAGTCCTCGTAAAAATTTGAATCAGTTCGCGTATCGCATGTGTGTCTCCAAGCTGGCCGACACGAAGAAGCTAGCCGAGATGCTATTGCCGCACCTGACCTCAAAGCGAGAACAAGCCACGATGATGATCCGATACGCAACGTCACGGTTAGACCGGGCGTTCATACTCAATGAAAGTATGCCTGACGGCAAGAAGCACATGCTGACTCGCCGTCCGATCAGTAAGGACGAACAGGAATCGGCTGATCTTTTAATTGAGTACAACAATCGGAATTCCAGATCCTCAACGACTGCACGCGAAGGCGCCAAACTCATGCTTGAGAGGCGCAAGATACAGTCTGGTCTTATGCGAAAGTATAAGAAGTCGGCAGAAATGACCGGCTCGGCCGCCTAACCGCGGCAGGTAACAGAACGGACCTGAACGGAAAAGTTCAGGATAAGATCGTCCCCACGGTTGCAGACGTCATTTACAAGTCTTCCCCGATTTTCATCCGGATCCGTTCAAACAACGGCCAGCAGTTCGACGGTGGTCTCAAAATCCGTCAGAACATTGGTTACGCTGAATTGAACGGTGGTCCGTTTGGTCGAGGGGGATCGTTCAATACGGATTACGTGCCCA